CTGCGACAAGATCATCTTTCACGAAATAGGAGAGATGTCTTGAGACTTGATACTAGTCCGTTTAGCGAATTCAATCACTAAGTTAGAACCCACAGAAACAATCGATTTAGATTGATTTATGGGTACTCCTAAGAGATTCATCAATTCAAGATACTTTGCAGCGAGATAGTGATCAAATATCACTATATCATCTCCTAATATCTCATATCGATCCTCCCATAGTCGAGTATTACCACATAATCGTGATGCTCATTGCATCACCATATGGTGAGTAATACCTAACATAGCGAAACTAGTTAACGCTCCCATAGGCTGACCTACAGTGTACTTAAGCGATTCCTCAACTAACCCAAAGCGGTTAGGAGGAACAACGTAAGGACGCGCAACCAATATCGTAGACCATATTAGTCCCATTTCTGGACCTAATAAGGAATCCAATATTGACTGCTGTAAGATCACAGGGAGTCTGTCTGTAGCTGCGGATAAATCATATCCGTAGACTACCCCGTACTGAGCCGCTTTCACACGAGCACGGCCAAAGGCCGCATTCTGATCGAACGTCCCGTCATTAGGAAGACTCTTAAGACGTGCAAACAATGTGTCATGAAGTGGAGCCAGTATAGACTGAGTCCACCCATCAACCATTGCAAACACTCTTAATTTTCCTGCAGCTTCTTTTTTAAAAGAAAGCTGACCAATAGGTAATAACTGTCCCAGAGTCCCAGAAGGTATACTAGTTTTAACATTAAATAAGAAATAACGTTTCGATTCTTCTGAACTACCTATTTCCTTCGAAATAGACAATTTAGTCAAATACGATAATACATTTCTTATATCAATGATAAAAGATCTAATATATCCACTATTCGTCCTTTCTAGATATTTCATAAGCGCTGAGAACACAATAGGGTGTTGACTCAAAGCCTGTATATCAGTAACCATCCCCCGCCAGCTAACAGAGCTGGTTGGAGAGGAGGTTTCCAAAAATCTAAATTTCTTTACCTGAATAGAATCCAAAGGTATAGGTCCGCCTAAGAATGCAGAAGAATTTCTCTTCATCCATTCTGAAGCCACCAATACAAATGGCCTATCTCCAGTAAATGAATCGGTTATCGTATTCAACTTAGGATTAACATCTGCGGATAAAATCCGGTAGATGCCAAACAAAGTTAAATACAATTGTATCACATTACAAGAACCAGACAAGATAGCGCGTCTGTCTCTTGTACCTATGATACGTGGTAAACCACATCGACTCAAGCGAGGTAGTGGAAGATCCGGCTCAATCTCTCTCAGTGATGAGAAAGGTTGACCTGCAATCTTCTTCTGTATACTCAATTGCGATGCTTTAAGATATTTAACTACATACGTAGACCCATGCCGCTTGTT